CCATGACCTTGAACCTGGTTTGGATGAACTTTATGAAAACATTGGCCCATTCATCTTGGGTGCCAATGCCGCAGGTCAGAATTGTTTGGATGAAGTAATTTCAATGTCTCAACTTCTTGATTTTACTTATTCGGACCTTACCTCTGCAGTAGGAGAAAATATTCCAGATGCTACAGATGCCGCGGTTAACTTTACTGGTGGAGTGGATGCTACTGGGCATGCCTCATCAGATTATTCTGGAGCTCTTGTTACATTTGATAATGTGGATGATGGAATGATTATTGCAATTCCTGAAATGGATGATGATACTTTGAATGGTGCTGGTATTACCTATGCTGCTGGAAGGCAGGACCTTGTCTTCTTTGCTCATTTACCCAACAGTGAGAATACCTCAGCAGCTCTTATAACCAGTCGTGGAGTTATTGCCAGTGATTCTAAGTATGGGGGTATATATTGTGGGGGTATTAGAATCCGTGAAGAAAGAACTTTGGTGGAGAAAGCTATGTCTGAGATGGGAGACATACTTGGTATTGCAGCCTATGTACACAGTAGATTTGGACAATGGTATTCATTGGCTGGATCAGATAAGGGTGCGGTTGAGGATGCCATTGGGGTTGTTAATAACTTCGGTACACCCGGTGGGTTTTCTGATCTGAATGCATTAGCTAACGCCCAGATCAATGCTATGGTACATCGTGACAGTGTCACTCAGTTATCGGGTAACTTCTCTGCTCAGTTTGCTAATAACCAGGAGAAATTCCTTAGCGTAGTAATGCTGGTTATCTGGATGACAAAAGTAATGAGGCCAATCTTGGAAAGATATCTCGAAGAACCTAATGATCCCATTATGTTCAACAAACTGTATTATCACCTTAAGCCTTTCCTTGACCAACTGGCTTCTCCTTCATACAGGGCTATCTATAAGTATGAATACTATGGGGACCAATTTGCCAATACCATTGATGATCTTCAGGTTAATGATAAGGTTGATGTACAACAAGGTAAATATAAAGTTGATCTCAAAATATGGCCCATCCCTTCACTGCAAGAATTAACCTTTAACCTTATGCTCGTACAAGGTGAGGGAGTTTATATAACATAATTAAAATACTTAAAACCAAATAACATGGCTAAGTTTGCGAACCCGAGAAAGAAATTTAATTTCTCTATTCAAATTAGTCCGGATCCAATAAATCCGTTCTTGTTTCAAAAGGTAACCACTCCTGATGGAGACATCGAAGAAGTAGCTCATGGGGATACCAACCACGATGTTAAGACTGCGGGTAGGGTATCTTATGGGAAAATCGTTTGTGAGAAACTATCCCCATCTGATCAACCTGACAACTATCTGTGGTCATGGTTTGATACTTGTCAGAGTTCGGTGATTGGGGGTGGTGCTCCTCCTCAGATATATAAGAAGGTAATAACCATTGTGGAGATGGCAGAAGATGGTGCTACGGTTTTGAATACCTGGATTGCTGAAGGTTGCTGGCCCTCATCCTTACCAGGAACGGAACTTGATCGTCAAGCTTCTGATAACACAATTGAAAACGTTGAATTTTCCTGCGACACCTGCGTAAAAGTATAATTTCTCGGTCTTGGTCCATAGCTTGAAAGGGGGTACATTTGTACCCCTTTTTTGTAGCTTACTAGTTCAGAGATCTACTATTATAAAATAAAAATGAAAGCTGAAATTGCTAAACTCAAGGAATTATACGGGGATGTGATAGAACTCACAACCCCTTCTGGTCATGAAGTTATCCTAAGACAGCAAACCGGAGATGATGATGATATCCTTTCTAGGGCGAAAGATACCGTAGATGGTACATCCTCAAACAAATTTACTCAATCTATAATCGTTGCCAGTAACATTACCGAAAGGGGTCGATTAAGTTTGGATGATGTCAGGGCACTTAAGTTGGTTGATAAATACTTTATCCTCATAGCCAGTAGGGTATTCTCTATAGGCCAGATGCTTAAATTCTCTTACGAATGGATGGATGGTATGGAGGTTGACTACGAAGAGGACCTTGGGATGTATATCTGGGAGTACGGTAATAAGGATAAACCCTTTCCTAAAGAAGGGGACGATGAATATTTTAAATATCGACTCAAACCTCATGAGTTTGGAACCGATACTTCAAGGGAACTCCCACTTGAAGGTGGTAAAAAGGTAAGGTATGATTTCATGAACGGAGTAGCAGAATCCTATTTAATGAAATTACCCGAGGATAAACAAAGTATTAACCAAGAACTCCTTTCAAGGAATATCCATTTGTTCCTGGGAGATAAATGGGTTAAGATTTATAACTTCAAGCAGTTTAACCCTCAAGAGATGATGGAGATCAGGAAGGACATTGATACTAATGATCCTACACTTAACATAGCTTCAGATCTCGAACATCCTCAGACTGGGGAGGTAGTACCTTTCCCAATACTGGGGACCAATGATTTTTTCTTTCCACGAGGGATATAGAAAGGGAGTATTTCTACATTTCTCAATACAACTTAAATATCTCATTCAGAGAATGGCTCACTTACTCACCTCATCGCAGACGTAAATTCAGAGAGCTCTGTGAAGAATATGATGTAGAAGCCGAGGCATTATTAAAATCCAACAAATAATATGGTAGGTAGTTCAACTCTTGGAATTGGTGTAACCATGTTCCTGCGTGATCAGTTCTCTGGTCCAGCAAGTCGTATTCGCAGTTCTGCGATGCAGACACAGGCACAGTTACGTAAGATGCAAGAGGACCAACTAAGATCCTCAAGGAATCTCTATGCTGGGTTAGCCATGGGTGGCGCAGCTGCAGTAAGAGGGATGGGTCGTGTCATAGGTAAGGCTGCCAAGTTTGGATTTGAGATGCGGTTTGTGAAAGAGATTTCTAAAGCCACAAGGGAAGAACAAGAGAAGTTATCAAAGCAGGCCATGCAACTTGGCCAGAGAACTATATTCTTTGCAAAGGATGTTGCGGAGGGTATGCGTTTTATGGCTATGGCTGGTATGGGGTATAAAGAGGTAGCTGGTAATATATCGGCGGCGGTCCAATTGGCCGCAGCTGCTAACTTATCCATCGCGGGGAGGGGTGGAGCCGCAGACATCATGACCAACGTCATGAAGGCCTATAAGATTGAAGCAAAAGACTCAGCATATATTTCAGACATCTTAGCAGAGGCTGCAACTAGTGCGAACTTGAACGTCTTCGAGATGGGAGAAGCGTTGAAGTATGCAGGTTCTACTGCGATGGACTTGAATATAACCTTGCAGGAATCTGCTGCCATGGCTATGACACTTGCCAATGCCGGTATGCAGGGGTCCATGGCTGGTGTTGCCATGGAAAACTCTATGAGGTACCTAGCAAGAACTGTTTCTAACTTTGCTTCAGGTACTCAGATAAGAGCTCTTGAAGCTGCAGGCTTAACCGGAGATGATTTCCAAGATGCCAATGGTAATCTGAATACCATGGTGGAAAACATTGCTGTACTTAAGAGGGCTTTGACTGGTATGGGTAATGTCCAGAAACAAGCGATACTTCAAACCCTATTTGGGGTTAGGGGTAAAAGGGCAGGATCCCTATTAATGAGAAACTACGAAGAATTTGTAACTCACTTGAGTAGGTTTGAGGGGGCACATGGTCGAGCGATGGAGATATCTAAAGGGATGATGGACACACTAGAGGGGTCCATACTTAGAGTACGTGCAGTATTTCAACACTTAGGTATATTCTTTACACAGGGATTACAACCTGTTCTCAGACCTTTACTCTGGATGGTGGAAACTCTTGTAAAGGCTATGCAATGGTTATTCAAAACCCCTATACTAGGTCAATTTCTTGCTACGGGTTTAGCCGCATTCGTAACCCTTAAAACAATAGCCTTTGCGTATAAGGCCGTTGTCTTAAGTATAAGGATAGCACAGCTTAGGACTGGTGGTTCTGCTATGGTAATGGCTGGGCAAACAGTGGGAGCATATAATGCTATGAGTGGGGCTGCCATGAGGTATGGCAGGGTAGCAGGTGCAAGTTCTATGATGGGCATGGGTGGCTTTGGGATGATGCGAAGGGGTATGAAGGGTGGTGGTTATGGTTTTAGTAAAGCTGCTTTTAGGGGTACAGGTGGTTATTTTGTTAAGACAGCAGGTGGTGGACGCCAAGCATTTAAGACTGCCGCTAAAGCAAGGGCTTTTGCAGCTGCCCAAGGGGGAGCAAGATTTGGGGGTAGAGGTATGATGTTTGGTCTATCCAGAATAGCTGCCGGTACTGGGGCTAGGGCTGGACTTGCCATGGGTTTGGGTAGGTTAGTGGGTGTACTGGGTGGACCATTGGGCCTTGCCCTATCATTCGTGATACCCGGATTAATTGGGGTATTAGTTAAGACTCTTGGTAAAAACAGAGAGTCCATAGAGGATAACAGTAAAGCACTTCATAGACAACGTATTGATAACATAGCAAGAGAGCAACAATTTTCTAGAATGAGTCATGCTGTTAAATTCTTTGACCTAATCGACCCTTCATTCAGGTTATCGGGTATTACCCAGGCTGGTGTAACTACCATGGGGGGTTCGGACTCATCAAATAGAATGGGAGCCCAGATTATAGATAATCGGGGTGAACAACAAATCGTCTTAAATATTAATCTGGATGGGGAAACTATGTTCTCACAACAACTCGAGGACTTCTTTAATAAGAAAGAGAATTATGCTAACAACTTAATATCCGTTCCATAATGGCTATCATATCCGCATATCATACTTACATACCACCCCCGAGGGTTGCAAGGGGTATACAATGGTCCCTTGAAGCTAGGAGAGCGACTATCTTATTTAGGCGAGGGGCAGCGGGAGTAATAATAGGGGCAGGAGCTCCTAATACTTCTCCACATTCAGAAATGGATCCTTATCGTGAGGAACTCGAGCAGTTGAGACAATCTCCTATGTACGGTGAGGATTCTCCTAATGTTACCAAGCATTCTCAATTCTCAGTGAACACAGGTCCAGATAGATATCAGTTAAAGAGGGCTGATGACTATGTGGCCATCATAGATGTGGATGCAAAAGGTAAAGACTTAGGGTATGAGGTTATTAAGTTACCCGCTATACCCAGGGAATTAAATTGGAATACAGAATCTGCTTTTGCCTCTATTAAACCTATCGGTAGGAATAATGCATTCTACCATTATACCGGGTCTGAGGATAAACTGGAATTTGAGATTGACTGGTATTCTACTCAGTGGGATAGAACCGAAGTTATAAGACAATGTCGTAAGATAGAATCTTTAGCCAAGGCTGATGGGTATGTGGGTGATCCACATAGGGTTATGTTAAAGTGGGGGGATCAGAATGTTTTATTCCAAGGTATGTATTTCCAAATCATTGAGGCTTCATACCGATTAACCCAATTTAATAAAGCCCAGATAAGAGAAGGTGGAATAGTAGAATCTACCTATATGTTACCAGTACAGGCTTATCAGAAAGTAGTAATGGCTAGGATAACAGAAACCAATTTAACCAAGCTTGAGATAGAGACTGTCTCAGGTATCAACTTCAGATAACATGGCAAAAGGATTATATGATAGGGGGTTTTTGGTTCATTACCATGAAGGTGATGAAGCTATCTATAGGAATTTTCAAACTTATCGAGCATCGGTTGATGATATTTATCATACCATTGCAGAGGGTGAAACTCTACATAGTATAGCTCGTAAACATTATGGGTCTTCTTCTTATTGGTATTTGCTTGCCGATGTGAATGATAATGTTGATGATATATTTAGCCTAGTTGTTAATACTACAATCTTAATACCAAGCTTATTAAGGACCTAGAGAATGCTTGATTTAGTTAATTCTTCTAAAGGGATTAAAGTAATAGTTACAGATGTTAATGGGAGAATTTTAGTAACATCTGATAGGGGTGGTGATATTTCTTTAGTTAGTTTTAAGTATGTATTTGACGATGAGGACCCCGATGAATGTACCATAAAATTACAGACTGCCGATCCTTTAGCCTTAGATAAAATTAATATAGGTAGAAGTTCTCAACTTCAAGTAACCTGGTGGTATGTTTCTGGTCCTATGACATATACCTCTACCGTTGTTATTAGGGATCTTAAGACTAAGTATGGTAGGAATACTATTAATACAGAATTGATATGCAATGACCCCGTTTACAAGGCTCAGGTTTCTAGGTCTAAGGATGTAGGAGAAGCTAATGTGGTAGCTTTTTTAGAAGCTCAGTTTTCTGATAAATTTGATATTGTGATGAGGTACAGATCTGATATTATATTTCAGATACCCCGAATCAATCTAGATAAATCACCTAAAAGAGATTCTGATACTGATCCTCATTTATACATTTTTCCTAATGAGTCTCAAGATCCTTATTATAAGGCCGATGAAATATTGGATAAGATAGTTAATTTGGATTATCTAAACCCTAAGATAGCACCAGATGGTTTTGATGACCCTTGGGGGGTAGAACCAGATCATCCAGTTCGGGCTTGGTTAGAAAATCCAAGAGGAATAGTATCTGCTAATAGATCCCAACTTACTGTACTTAGGGATATATTAAAAGAATGCCCTGAGGGTCCTTGGTATGTTACTGGGCACGGGAATACTCTTCAGATACATAATAGGAATTTTATTGACACCCCTGTTAGGGTTTACCGATACCAAGATGAACCTTCGAAATTATTGGATTTTCAAGCAACTACTAAATATGACCAGTTCGAAAAGAATAGGATAACTCATGAATTCTTTGATCCTTCTAAAGCAAAATTTCATTTCATAGATGCCTACATAGATGAACTTTTTTCAATGTCAACCTTTAAAGAGAAGTTCAATAGTCAATATTTATCTCACGATGCATTTGAAATATGGCTTAATGATTGGGTAGATTTAATGAAGGCTTATGAAAAGTGGCATGTTACTAGATCAGTGGTTACTATTGAGGATCAAAGTACTGGGGAATTAAGGAATCTTAGGGTGGCCAATTCTCCAGCTATTTGGGGGGCTGCTGTTAGAGAAGAAGCTGTTAAAACAGATGTAGTAAATCAAAAACATCCTTATCTCCGAGGCCCTAATGGTTTTGCTAAATACCATGATGTAATATTAAGTGGGTTTATTTATACCAGACCTTTACAATTCATCGACGATAGGTCTAATTTCATTGATAATGAGATTAGGAAAATGGAGATGGAAAAAGAGGAAGCTAAGGTAATTATAGAGGGGGATCCATTTCTTACTTGTAATATGAGGATACAGGTTGAGAATGTACATTGGCAACATAGGGGATTATATTATATTAAAAAATGTACTCATGACTTAGCTAAGCCAGGATACAAAACCACTATGGAATGTATTAAGGTTATTTCTACTAGTAGAGTTAGAACCAGTGATAGAACCCATAAACTAAAAGAGGTAGATGGTGTACTAGTTCCTTTCGAAGAAGATCAGTATGCCGTTGAGAAGAAATTATTTGGTGACCCTATAAAAATAGAAACCTACTCAAAAGCCAGGCCTCTGAGTAGTGCAGAATCTGGGTTAGCTGGTACTACAGGTTGGTCCAGGCCTACCAGTGCTACCAAGATTATCTCTACTGTAGAAGAAGAATTATCCAAGGACAACTTCATTGAAACGATATTAGAATTACGGAGAAACAAAACTTCTAGGGTAATACCTAATGTGGAGGATAATTAATGTTAAAGAAATTCTTTGAACATATAATGTATAATGGCCTTGAGACTTTGGGCAGGTACTATTCTGCCTATAGAGGTCATGTTATGGACAACGAAGATCCTGATAATATGGGTAGACTTAAAGTTATGGTACCATCAGTTACCAGTAAAGCAACACATCCTGAGTGGGCATACCCAAGAAATTCA